TGATGGAGATTTTGCTAATCTAAAGTCTCTAACGTCGTTTGATGCAGACTTCACTGAAGTCCGCCAAGCGCCGTAGCTACTCATGGTTAACACGATCTTTGTGAGTGGATCACCCATCATTATTCCACGATAGTTGGAGAACCAGAACGTATTTCCATCTAGGATTCCGTCCAGCTTTCCTTCTACCATCGATTTCGACACCGCTCTCTTTTCTCTTCCTTTGACCGTCACGGACAGCCTTTTGGGAGTAGTTAGAAGAGCTGCTGCCTTTTTGAGATATTTTCTCTCACCGGCGCTAACTGCGCCTTGAGAAAACAACTCATTTATCATACCGTTGAGCAACCCGAAACCTGTTTCGTGTGCTGCTCTATCTGTTGCCGAATCCATATCTGATGTAGATATTAGATCGGTCAGCGATATATCTCCAGAGTATTCTTGAGAGAACCTATACAATCCGTTAGATTCACTTAGTCCTACTCTGCATGCTGGAAGCGCTTCAAGGAAGTAGCTCAGCGTATGGGCTGCGGGAGAAAGAAATACGTTCAGCCATGTGGATCCACATGTTACTGGTCTTATCTTGATCCCGGGTTCTTTTACTATCGAGACCTTCCCCTTGGGATAGGTCGACGGTAGATTCAGATTGTACTGTGACACAAACTTCTCGTACTCGCCATTGGCCCATTCGAAAAGCAGTGTACCGAGTCTGGCATCTGCACCCAATGCGAACGCATGCGTTCCTTCGGGCAGGTATCCAGGCGTTACGATTTCGCCGAAGACTCCCCCAAGGGGGGAATCTAAATAGGCTATCCGCCAGGTCTCAAACTGGCCAAATTCGTCGTTCGCCACGGGCTTTCCGTGATGATCGATGTATTGACCGTCTTTGAGATTAAAATTTTCTGAAATCGATGCCTCTAAGAATTTCTTAAAGTCACCGTCGGTAAATGCATTCCATTTACCTCCTTCAGACCTTCCGTTCTCTAACGAACTCGAAGACGACAGACTACAATGGTAGTCTTTCTTCTTTGAAGCCACGTCGGAAAACGTCGTTTGGGTTCTGTCGGCTTCCATTTGCATATTAATGCAAATGTCTTGGCCGATCATTTTCCCTACTTCTTCGCAACCCAGTAGCAGATCTCTCTCCCAGACAATGTCTGATTCTTGATTACCTGCTTCCCATTGGCTCCGAGGAATCCATCTCTGTCTCTCTGGAGTTTTCTCCTTGACCGTATACGGTCTGGAAAGTCCCTCCAGATATTTGACAAGCTTTTCGATCGATGAATTTCGATCTGGCAACGGCAGTATTCTTGTCTGCGACAAGACACTGTTGTACCAGAAGATATCCATTTTGTCGAAACTTCCC